AAATTAGAAAAAGAATATAGTGCAATGTTGACAGAATCAGATGAAAATGAATGTGATTATAAAAGAGTATTAAAAGAGAATAAAGAATTAAATTATAAATTGCATTCAAAGAAAATTGCATTAGAGATTTATAATAGATATATTCCAAAATCAAAATTAAAAGACATAATAGACAGAATTGATTATGATATAAAAAAGACTAAAGAAATAATATCAAAAAATACGAATATTTATGCAAGTTATCGAAGAAATGATTATCAAATAGTAAGATTAAGGGCAATGAACACAAAATCTTTAGATATAAAAAAGAGATTACAAAAATTGCTGGAAAGTGAGGAATAAATGAACGAGGAAGAAAAGAATGCTGTTGAATTTGTAAAAAAGAGAACAAAAGAATTAAAAAAATATGCTAAAAGAGAAAATGAATTAGTTTATGACGATATTATATTAAATTTAATAAACAAACTACAAAAAGAGAATGAAGAATTAAAAAATCAAGAAGCAACACAAAGGAAAATAAATGAATTATTAGTACAAAGATATTCAAATTCAATTTCAGTTCAAAAAGTAAAAGACAAGATAGAAGAATTAAAACAAGAAAAGAAAAAGTATGGCAATTGTTTAATAGAGATGTACGAAGATGAATTAGTAAATAGGGATATTAAAATTTTACAAGAACTACTAGAAGGGAGAAAATAAAATGGATGAAAAGGAATATAAAGTTGAAGTGATGTTGACTATAGATGATTTAAAATTGTTAAGAAATAGTTTAAAAGGAACATTAGTAAGAGAAAATTCAATGAACTTTGAATATTTGCAAAAAGTATCAAAACTAGGCTATTTTATAGAAGAAATAATAAAACAGGAGGAAGGATAAATAAAATGAGTGAATTAAGAGAAGAGTGCTATAAATGTTTAAATAATCAGAAATGTATATCAGCAGCAGACTTTGGAAGTATTTATTGTATGACAAATAGAAAATTTAAAATGCCTAATAATGAATCAACAATAGAGCAAAATGAAACCGAGAAAGAGTTAGACAAGCTAAAAGAACAGTTGAAAGAAAAAGACAAAATAATTGATAAATTAAAGAAACATAATAGAATATCAAAGAAAATTTTTAAATAAGAAAATGAAAAGAGGGAATAGAAATGAGTAAAGTAATATGTCCGAATTGCGGAAGCGAAAAATTAACATATTTTAAAGAATTTTGTACTATAAGATATTATTTACTAGACAAAAATAACAATCCAACTAAAAAATGTACAAAGAAAAAAGAGGATTCTTGCAATATGCCAGAGAATTGGCAATGTTTAGATTGTGGTTATATATTCGGCGGTACAGCAAATATACAATGTGCTTATAAGGGAGGACTAAACAATGAATGAAGAAGAAGCAAGAGAAACATTAAAAACAATGAAAGAAAATATAGATAAAAAATATTTAAAAACAAGAAATTCAGTAGCAATAGAAACAGTCTTAAAGCTATTAGAAAAGAAAGACAAGATAATAGATTTAATGGGAGAAAAGATATTTGAAGAAGGTATTGTTTGGGAAAATAAAGAAGAAGTAAAACAATATTTTGAAAATGAAGCAAAAGAAAGAAGGTAAAGAACTGTGAAATCTGAAAAAGGTATAATAGAAATATTTGTAATTGGAATTGTTATAATTTTATTTATAATACTATTTACAGCAATAGGAATAATGATAAAAAAAGAAAAAGATTATGGAGTAAAAGAAGGACAAGTTATTGATAAAGATTATCGTTCGGCGTACACAACGATGATGAGTTGTGGAAAATCACTAATACCACAATATCATCCAGAAAGTTATAGAATACAGATTCAAAAAGAAATCGACGGAAAAATAAAGTCAATATGGGTAACCGTTGACAGAGATACATATCATAAAATAAATGTAGGAGATTATTATAACGGAATGGAGTGATACAAATGACAATAAATCATATATACAACATAGTAATAGACACAATGAACAAATTAGAAGATATAGACTTTATAAGTTTAGACAAGAGAAAATATAATCAGCAGCAATTAAATGAAGCATACAGGATTTTAGACAACCTTAAAGATGAATTAATAAGAGAAGATATAAAAAGGAGGCACAAATGAACATATATGGAATATACGATACAAAGAACAATGAACAATGCATGAGAGTTGGAACTTTGCAAGAGATAGTAAGATTTTTAAATTTAACAGCAAGAGAGCTGGGAAGGGCATTAAAGAAAAACAACACAGTAAGGCAGCATTATAAAATATATTATTTATTTAATGAGGAGGTACACTAATGAATAAAGACTTTTTAGATAAAATAGAGAATACAAATAATGAACTAGAAAGATTAAAACAAAGATTACAAAAAATAGAAAATAAAGAATGTATAGTAATAAAAGATAGTGTACAAGGAAGCAGTACAAGTTATCCATACATAAAACATAATTGTGTAATAGAACGGTGTTGAAATACCTAAAAATGCAGGATTAAAAAGAAAATATAAAAAGATGATTAAAGATAAAACATATAAGCTAGATAAAATGAGATTACAATTAGAGTATGAGCTAAATTATGTAGAAAATGCAGAGTTAAGAGATATAATAAGATACAGATATAATGATAATAAAACGTGGTTACAGATAATGTTTTTAATGAATTATAGTTCAGAAAGTGTTGCAAAAATGAAATTAAAAAGATATTTAGAAAAAAATAATATATGTGACAAATGTGACGATTTAAAGTGATAAAATATTATTAATGAAAAGTGTAATCGTTCAGTAATGGACAAGCCCAAGATTACAAGAGTATTTATTACAATTATTATATTTGTTTGTGTATAAGAATAGATGTTTTAAATGTCTATTCTTTTTATTATGTTATGAAAGGAAGAATAAAAATGGGAAGTAAAGAATTTATAGAAAAATGCAAAGAAATAGTAAAACAATATGCAATGGAACATTTAGACAAAAGTGATAATGTTCCAGAATTTGATGTGTTTGATGTATGGTACTGTAAAACATTACAAAATCATAAAGCGTTGTTAAGTACAACATTATTTGATGGTATGTATTATGAATTAACATACAACGGAGATAAAAAAGAATTGTACTTTGACGCATATAAGAAATTTGAAAATAAATGCATCAAATTAGATTAAATTAGTTATTACTAGTATGCTAGGTAACTGATAATATATAGTTTGTTATGTTTGGTTGAATGTAATAAACCTCCTTTCGAATATTTTATTTTTTTATATAAACTTTTATAGAACTTTCCTAGCGAGTTCTAAACAATATTTATAAAATAGTATGTAGTGATATAAATAAAATTCTGGAAACAGGGGGTTGTAAATCTGAGGAAATACAACTCTTCATATCATTACATAGTGTTTTATAAACAAAAAAGGAGATGTACATATGACTAATCAAGAAAGAATAGAAAAGTATAAAAAAGAGCATTGCTCAAAATGTAAAAACAAAGATAAATTTGACTGTGAAATAAGAGTATTCAAAAACAATGATATAGTATGTACAAAGTGTGTATATTATGAGCGACAAGATTAACTATGCAAACTGTATGAAAAGAAAATGTGAACAATGCAGGTACTATGATTATTGTTTTAGATATAGACCCAGAAAGGATGTGAAAACAAATGCCAGGAGGAAGACCAAATAAAATAACAGAAAAAAAAGAACTACAAGAAAAAATAGATAAATATTTTAAAGAATGTGATAACAAGAGTGAACCATATACAATAACAGGACTATGTATAGCTCTTGATATTTGTAGAGACACATTGTGCGAATATGCTAAAAAAGAAGAATTTTCCGACACAATAAAAAAAGCTAAGTTAAGAGTAGAAAATTATTTAGAAAAACATCTAATAACAGACAGCGGAACAACTGGAATAATCTTTAATTTAAAAAACAATTTTGGATGGAAAGACAAACAAGAAAATATAAATGTAGATACTTCTTATGAAGATTATATAAAAAGAGTTGAAGGCAATGAGTATTAATACAAAAGAGTATATTGAAAACTACATAAAAATAAGAGACAAGAATAACAATATAATTCCTTTAAAATTAAATGAACCTCAAATGAAATATTATAATGTTATAAAGAAATTATATGAAGAAAAGAAACCTATTAGAATTATAATATTAAAAGCTAGACAAATGGGATTTAGTACAGAAACAGAGTCAATTATATTTAAAAATGTTGTTACAAAACATAATTACAATGCAGGTATAGTTGCACATAAAGAAGATAGTACATCGAACTTATTTAATATGAGTAAAAGAATGTTAGAAAATTTACCTGACTCAATTAAGCCAGAACAGAAAAAATCTAATGCGAAAGAGTTAGTTTTTAATAATGAACATGGAACAGGTCTAGATAGTAAAATAAAATGTATGACAGCAGGTGGAAAAGGGATAGGACGTTCAGATACATTTACGGCATTACATTTATCAGAATTAGCTTTCTGGGAAGGAAATAAAGAAGACACACTGCTAGGATTATTACAAGCAGTTCCTAATACAACTGATTCTATGATAATAATTGAGTCAACAGCAAATGGTTATGATTACTTTAAAGAACTATGGGACAAGGCTGTAGCAGGAGAAAATGATTTCTATCCATTGTTTGTTGGTTGGAATGAATTAGAAGAATACAAAATGGAATACACTGGATTTCAATTAACGCAAGAAGAAATAGAACTACAAAAAATGTATAATGTTTCTTTAGAACAATTAGAGTGGAGAAGATGGTGTATAAAAAACAATTGTGGTGGTGATATTGATAAATTCAAACAAGAATATCCAATAAGCCCAGAAGAGGCATTCCTTTCAACTGGAAAATGTTATTTTAATAAACAAAATATAATAAATAGAATAAATGAATTAAAAGATAAGAATCCAATTATGCAGGGTTCTTTTTCTTGTTTCTATGATGGAATAAGAATAAGAGGTAGAAAATTCAATAAAGAAGAAAATGGAAGTATAAAGATATATAAATATCCCGAAAATAATGTACCTTACGTAATACGGAGGAGATACGGCAGGAGAAGGTTCAGATTATTTTACAGCACATGTAATCAATAATATTACAGGAGAACAAGTTGCAGTATTAAAACAACAATATGATGAAATAGAATATGCAAAACAAATGTATTGTTTGGGAATGTTTTATAATAAAGCTTTGTTAGGACCTGAAAGTAATTTTAGCACATATCCAATACAAAAGTTAGTAGAATTAAATTATCCTAATATTTTTGTTAGAAAGAAAGAGGATACTTATTCAAGTAAACATGAGAAATCATTTGGATTTAAAACAACATCAATTACTAGACCATTGATACTTGGAAATTTACAAGAAATAGTAAAAGATGAAATAGATAAAATAGTTGATATAGATACATTAAGAGAAATGCTTACATTTATAGTGAACAAAAATGGTAGAGCAGAAGCGGAAGATGGTTATCATGACGATTTGGTTATGGCCTTAGCTATAGCTTATTATATAAGACCACAACAGGCTATGAAAAAAATAAAAACAGAAAATGAACAATTGGATGACAACATATTCAAAGAATTTGGACAGGATGATGATTATATAGAAGAAGATTATGGAAGTCCAATAGATGTATTTTAGGAGGTAAAGTAATGAAAAAATCTGTATTAAGAGCAAAATTAAAAGAAAGAAAAAACAAAGTAGAACAAATAAGCAATGATAAAACAAAAAAGAAATCCGCTAGAAGGAGAAAGAACAATGATTAATTTGATATATACAATATTGCCAGTAGTCTGTTTGATAACAGGCTTTTATTTTGGTTTTAAAATTGGAAAAACATTAGAATTGCCAAGCATTCCAGAAAAAGTAAAACATCCAATAAAGACAATTATAGAAGAAAAAGAAGAAAAAGAACAAAAAGAAGCGGAAAGCGAATTAAATAAGGCGTTAAAGAATTTAGACAACTTTGATGGAACATCAGAAAGTCAGGAGGATATATAGTATATGGAAAATGAAGAAATGATGACAGATGTATGGAATGAGTATCAAAGAGGTGTGGATTATAATTATAGACAAAATCTATATAGTAAATCAGACAAGAACTTTAAATTCTATTTAGGTAATCAATGGGAAAATGCTAAATTAGGTGGAATACAGCCTATAACACTTAATATTATTCAGTCTATTGTTAAGTATAAAGTTGGTGTAGTAAAAAATAATTTATACCAAATATATTTTAACTCAGAAACATATGAGACAGAAGAAGAAAGAAAAACATTACAAGACTTATGTGATAGTTTAAATAGATTTGCTAATAGAGTTTGGGAAAAGAACCAGGTTGATAGAATAGTTGAAAATTGTGTAGATGATGCTTGTATAGACTCAGAAGGTATTATCTATTTTTATGAAGATAATGAGAATATAGTGCCAGAACAAGTAGATAAAACAAATATCTATTATGGTAATGAAAATGATGACAATATACAAACACAACCTTATATTATTATTTCATTTAGGCGAACTGTTGACGAAGTTAAAGCAGAAGCAAAAGCGGATGGAATACCTGAAGAAGAAATACAAAAAATAGTAAGTGATGAGGAATATCATGAACAGTCAGGAAAAGATAAAAGAACTGATGAAATAAGTCCAATGTGCTTAGTTTTACTTAAACTATATAAGAAAAATGGAACAGTTTGGATGAAAAAATGCACTAGACTTGCAACAATAACAAAGGATACAGATTTAAAAATAAAGTTATATCCAGTTGCACACTATTTATGGACAAGAGTAAAAGGAAGTGCAAGAGGACAAGGCGAAGTTGAGTATATTATTCCAAACCAAATAGAAATAAATAAGACTGCTACAAGAAGAGCCTTAGCAGTCAAATTAGGAGCATTTCCAAAATTAGTTGCTAATACGAAATACATAAGAAACACAAAAGCATTGAATAATGTTGGAACAACAATAGAATTAAATGAGCTAAATGCAGATGATGTAAATAAAGTTGTCAATTATTTAAAACCTGCTCAAATGAGCACAGATGCTTACAATTTACAGAAAGAATTAATAGATGTTACACAAAATTTAGCAGGTGCAGGAGATAATGTAACAGGTAATGTAGATCCTACTCAAACAAGTGGTAAGGCAATATTAGCTGTACAACAAGCAAGCCAACAGCCTATTAATTCACAAGTAAAAGCTTATAAAGTTTTTATAGAAGATATAGCAAAGATATGGTTTGAAATGTTAAAGGCATATAGTGTTAATGGAATTAAATTAACAAAAGAAGAAAAGGATTATGCTAATGATACTACATTTGATACTCAATATATGTTGAGTTATGAAGATTTAGAAAAGTTAGAATTAGACATAAAAATAGATATAACACCTAAATCACCACTTGATAAATATGCACTTGAACAAAGCCTAGAGAATTTGCTAGGTGCTGGACAAATTTCATTTGAAGAATATGTCAATGCTTTACCAGAAGATTCAGCAATGCCAAAATCTAAATTAAAGGAAATATTAAAGACTAGAGAAGAAAAAAATAGAATTATTACAGAAATAGAAAAACAAGGAAATGCTTTAAATGGTGCAATGGAACAAGTAATGATACAACAAGAAAACCAAAATAAAGAGCAAACAGGAGTAACTCCTGAAGAAATAAATATGGTTGATAATCAACAATTAAATAATCAAGTTAATCAGAGCAAATAGGCTCTTTTTTTATTGTCCAAAACTGATGAAGACATAAAAAGCATTTAGGAATCTATAGTCGACGGACTTTAAATGGGAGGTTACATATGCCAACAGATAATGAAGATATGGAAGTAGAAAATATTGAAGAGGAAGTTGTTGATAATGCTCAAGAAGAGCAAGAGGTCCAAAATGAAAAACAATTAACACAGGAAGATATTGACAATGCAGTTAAATCAAGAGTGGGAAGAGTTGAAAGAAAGTATAAAAGGGAACTTGCTGAAAAAGATAATGAACTTGAGGAATTAAGACAACTAAAAAGCACACTTAGAAAAGGTTTAGAACTTAACGAAGATGATAATGTGCTAGAGAAAGTTAATAGTTTCTATAAAGAACAGGGTGTTGATATTCCACAATTTGAGTCAAGTACCAATAAACGTGATACTCAAAGATTAGGTGAATTAGATGCACAAGATTTAATTGGTTCAGCTGATTTTGACGAAATTCAAAATAGAGCAAATGAATTAAATAAAAAAATACAACAAGGAAAGATAACAGAAAGAGAAAATGCAGAGTTTATGCAATTAGGTAGCTATTTGACTAAAGAGCTACAGGCAAAGGAATTAAAAGAAAAAGGTGCAGATGAGAACATTATTGATGATAAATCATTTAAAGATTTTGTAAGTAAGTTCAATTCAAATATGCCTATTTCAGAGATTTATGATTTGTATTCAAAACTTAATCATAAAGAGGTAACAAAACCAGCAAGTACTGGAAGTATTAAATCAAGTGTTGGAGAGTCCAAAGTCAAAACTTATTATACTTCAGAAGAAGTGGACAAGTTAACATCAAAGGATTTGGATAATCCAACAGTATTCAAAAACGTAATGGCCTCAATGAAAAAATGGGGCAAATAAAAAATAAAGGAGAGAGATAAAAATGAGTTATTCAAATTTTAAACCAGTTGTATGGTCAAAATACATTGAACATGAATTACCAAAATTTACAGTTTATAAACAAGACTGTGATTACAAATTTGAAGGAGAAGCAGGACAAGGAAAAAGAGTAAAAATCTTAAATGTTGGTAGGCCAACTATAAAAGATTATATACCAAATGGAAAAGGTATTGATAAACCAGAAAGAGTAGCAGATAGTTCTACATATATTGATATAGACCAATATAAATATTTCAATTATGGAATTGACGACATTGATAAAGCACAAGCAAAAGAAGGGGTAATGGAAGCACTTCAAGAAGAAACAACAAGAGCAATAGCTGAAAAAGAAGATATATTCTGTGCTACAAAAATGTCTAAAGAGGCAGGATATAAATCTGCATCAACAAAAATATCAACTGCTGATGAAGCAAAAGCAGAAATTGATAAAATATTCGTACAATTATGGAACCAAGGAGTAAGTACAAAAGACAAAGTTACAATGTACTTAACACCTTGGTTTTATAATTTATTCCAAAATAAGCTAGTAGAATTAAAAACAAATAATGATGAATTAATCAAAAAAGGTGTTTTAGGATTCTACAATAATGCTAATGTTAAAATGACAAATAATGCTTATAATGATGGAACAGATGATTATATAATTGTTAAAACATCAAAAGCATTTGCATATTGCAATGGAATAGATAAATTAAAACCATATGAACCAGAAAGTGACTTCTCAGAAGCTATTAAAGGTTTGAATACATATGGTGGAAAAATGATAAGACCAAAAGAATGTGCAGTATTAAGATGTCATCAATAAAAATATTTAAAGAAGGGAATGATAAAAAATGGCTATGACAGAAGTTAAAAATACAGAATTAATTAGAAATGAAGCAAAAGAAATTGAAACTGCAGTTGCAGTAGATGGAACTGATGGAGCAAGTGTAAATTACACAAACAAATCAGATGGTAGAATATTACTTATGATAACAAATGCTCATGCTAGTGATGCTAAGAAAGCAACAATCTTAAAAGGTAATGCTTTACAAGGTACAGAGGACTTGGAAATTTCTGTTCCTGCAGGTAAAACATATGGTATTGTTGTTGAGAGTGGAAAATTTGAAAATGTATCAGGAGAAAATGCAGGTAAAGTAATAATCAAAGGTGAATCAAATGATATAACAGTTCAAGCTGTAGAATTACCATAATTTTAGAGGGGATAATACCCCTCTTTTAAAATATCAAGTATATGGAATAAGTCAGTTCGACTCTGACAGACTTGGAGGTTTTAAATGACATACGGAGAGAATAAAAAAATAACATTGGCTTTAATTGAAGAGTATTCGCCTAATATGAATAATAAAACGGAAGATGAAGATATAGCATTGAGATTACCATTTCTTTATAATTTAGCTTATAAAGAGCTAGCAATGACTAAAAAGATAATAGCAACAAAAACATATTCAGAAATATCTGATGAACAAAAGAGTGATAGATATACATCATATAGTTTGCCATCAGATTTATATCAAATTAAAAATATAATGGTATTGGATGAGGATAATAAGCCTAGCAATGCAGATTATTATACAGTTCAAAATAAAATTTATATAAATGATAATTCAAAAGGAAATACAGTTTTAGAATATTATAGATATCCACAAGAAATAAATGAAGAAACAACAGATGATTTTTATCTTGAAATTGATGAAGATGCACAAGGAATATTGCCTTATAAGGTAGCAGATGATATTTTGAAAACTGACCCTAGTTCGGATTATACAGCGTTTGCTACTGAATATCAAAGAAAGTTACAAATATTGGATACAAGGAAAAATATACCAACAGTTATTTTAAAAGAACCAGAGGTTGATATTTAGGAGGTAAGACATGGCTACAGGAATAAAAAGAACATATGCAGATTTTACAGGTGTAGATTTTTTAGATGAACCAAGTTTGATTGATATAAGGAGAAGCCCTGATGCATTAAATGTTTGGAAAAATTATAGAGATAATCAAGGAACTTGTATTGAAACTAGACCAGGATATAGGCAAATAGCAAAAGTAGGGAATAGTAAGATAAATGGAATATATATTTATAGTTTGACAAAAGCTATAGTGCATAGTGGTACATCATTGTATATATGGGCAAATTTTCCAAGTGAACCTACAGAAAGTGATTTAATGACAATTTATACAGAAATGAATAATCAAAGAAGTTATTTTAATAAAATTAATGATAAATTATACATAAATGATGGTAAAAATTATTTAGTTTATGATGGTACAAATTTAAAGAAGGCAAAAGAGAATGCATTTATTCCCACTACTACAATAGGAAGAAAAGCAGGAGGAAATGGTGGAGGAGAAACATTACAAGATGTTAATTTGCTACAACCAAAGAGAATAAATAGTTTTGTTGGAGATGGAACATCGAAGGATTATTATTTGGATGCGCAAAACATAGATGCGACAACTGTAACAGCAATAATAAATGGCTCAAATAAGACAGAAAAGACTGATTTTACAGTAGATAGAGCAAGTGGAAAAGTGACATTTAATACGGCACCTAGTAAACCTAATTTAAGTGGTGAAGATAATGTATTTATTACTTTTGCAAAGACAATAGATGGCTATGAGGATAGAATTAATAAATGCACAAAAGCATTATTATTTGATAATAGATTATTTTTTACAGGAAATCCGGAATACCCAAATGCAATATTTCATTCTGAATTAAATAATCCAACATACATAAGTGATTTGAATTATTATGAAGATGGTTCAAGTGATTCTCTTATAACTGGAATGACAGTTGGAAATAATATATTATGGATATTTAAAAATGCAGACCAAAACAATGCGAATGTATTCTACCATGAGCCTACATTAGATTTGGAACATGGGAAAATCTATCCAGCAAAACAAGGAAATGTAAGTATAGGATGTTATGTGGAGAGTTCTAATTTTCAAGATGATATAGTTTATTTAAGTAGATATGGCTTAGAGGGGGTATCAATTGAGAAGATAGATAGTAAACAAGTAATTGCACATAGAAGTACTATGGTTGATGTTAAAATGACAAATGAAAATAATTATAAAAATTCAATGATGGTTGAATATCAAGGTTATTTGTTTGTACTTACAAATGGAAAGATATATTTGGCAGATAGTAGGCAAAAATATGCCAGTTTAAATAGTTTTGAATATGAGTGGTTTTATTGGGACATATCTAAAATAAATCCAACTTTGTTAAAGGAATATAATGATAATTTATATATAGGGGCTAATGATGGCTCTATTTTTGTTTTAGATGGGACAAATGATAATGGGGATATAATTTTATCTTATTGGACAACACCTATGGATAATTTTGGATATAATAATCAATTAAAAACAACTAATAAAAGAGGAGGAATTGCAAAAATAAAGACAATTCCAAATGGCATAATAAAGATTGCAAAAAGGACGGATAAATCAGATGAATATCAATATGTTACTCAAAAGTCAGCAAATGGTTTTAGTTTTAATCGTTTGGATTTTGCTAACTTTAGTTTTGTAACCACAGATAAGTCATATATGGTTTATAAGATTAAAGCTAAAAAGATAAATGAATTATCTTTGAAGTTTTATAGTGATGAAAAAGATAAACCATTTGGTATATTTAGTTCAACAATAGAAGCATTTGCAGGAGGATATATAAAAAGATAAGGAGAGAGAGTTATGGCATTAACAAAATTAGAAGAAAATTTAAATACAATAGAAAATTTACCTGATAGTCCAAATTTAGAACCTAACGAATTAAAAAGAAAATTTGATGAGAGTTCTATAAAAATTAAAAATTTTATAAATGAAACGTTAACAGCAGAAATAGACAATATAGTAACACAGATAAAGAAAGATATTAACAATAAACTATTAGAAGATAATAAAAAGAAATATTATGTAGGAAAATTAATATTTGATACTAAAAATGTAAATCCAGCAACATATTTAGGATTTGGAACATGGCAATTATGGGGACAAGGAAGAGTTCCTGTTGGAATAAACCCAAATGATAGTGATTTTAATACTGTTGAAAAAACTGGTGGAGAAAAAACACATAAATTATCACTTACAGAAATTCCTTCTCATACACACACATTTAAAGGTAATGCAACAAGTAGTGCAGGAGCACATACGCATTCATATGCAAAGGTAAATGGTTCTACAGAAGGTCATAAATTAACAATAGCTGAAATGCCAAAGCATAATCATCAAACTTATATGTCATCAGTATCAGTTGGTGTTAATTCAGGTTTAGGATATTTGGTTAAATATTTAAATACTCCGAAAGATGCGGTAACTAGTACTGGTGGAGATGGTTCTCATAGTCATGCAATAAAAACTAGTACTGTTAATACATCAAGTAATGGAGCACATACACATACTATTTCGGGAACAAATACAAATTCAGGAGGAAGTGGAGTACATAACAATTTACAACCATATATTACTTGTTATATTTGGAAAAGAACTGCTTAGAAGGAGGATAGAAGATGGCTACTGGATATGAAGATATAGATAATCTAATGAATCAACAGAATAATTTATTAAATGAACAGCAAAAGAAACAAGCGGATTTAATTAATCAACAAACTCAAATACAAACTGATGAATTAAATCATGAAAAAGCAAAAATAGATAAGGATGTAGAAAAAACAACTTCTGGGTTGTATACAAACTGGCAGAAACAGGCAAATCAATATGGTGTACAAGCTGAACAATTAGCACAACAAGGATTAGCTAATAGTGGATACGCAGAGACAACAAAAACAGCTTTATATAATACATATCAAAAAAATGTAACAGATACATTGAATAATGCAAGAGAGTTAAAGAGTGATTATGATTTTAAAATAGCACAGGCAAGACAGCAAGAAAGTGTTCAACAAGCTCAGGCCGCACTTGACTTGTATAAACAAAGAGCAGAATTATTAACTCAAAATTATGAATTAAGACAAAATAGAGAGCAGTATTTATACCAAAAAGAAAGAGACAAAGTTTCAGATAATCAATGGCAAAAAACATTTGATGAACAAGTTAGACAAAATGAAATTGAAAATCAATGGAAACAAAAGAATTATGATTATCAACAACAAAGAGATAAAGTTTCTGATAGCCAATGGAACCAATCATTTGATTATCAAAAACAAAGGGATAATATCTCAGATAATCAATGGCAACAAAACTTTGATTATCAAAAACAAAGAGACAATGTTAGTGATAGTCAATGGTGGCAATCATTTAATTATCAAAAATCAAGAGATGCAGTTAGTGATAGTCAATGGCAAAAACAATATGAACTATCAAAAAAAGCAGCCGCTAGTAGCAAATCTTCCCGTTCTACTAGCAAGAGTTCAGGGAAGAGTAGTAAGAGTAGTAAGAGTAGCTCAGGGGGTGGCCTAAAAGTGAATAGTTCAGGCAATGAAGAAACAAAGCAATATACAGCTAAAGAGGTAATTGCTAATATGAAAGTTTTACAAGGACCAAATACAAATGGAGCAGTAAAAGATGGTATATCAGGAAAGACATTTTCTAGTCCAGATGCGTTATTAAATTATTATGGATATGTAGGAGTGAATTAAATATGAGGTTAGTTAAATTAGCTGATTTATCAGATGAAGAAAGAAGAAAAGCATTAGAAGAACAACAGACAAGATTGAATAAAAATAGACAAGAGTCACAAAATATTCAAAATGAAGCAAATCAAAAATTTAATGATTATGTTTCACAAAATGGTGCATATGATACAAATAAAAATACTACAACGATAGGTGACCTAAGAAAAGCATATAGAAATACACCTAGTTATAATAATATTAAGGCTTCTACAAATGAATTGTATAGAAATTCAATATGGAATGATATAAAAAATACATTTAATAATTTAATGGTAAATGAAAAACAAAGGAATAATACATATAATAGAGGAAATCAATCAATAGATCAACAAGCACTTGAACAGAATAATAATGCTAATTTTATTATGCAAATGCAAAATGTTAATAAAGCATACAGACAAGATCAGGAAGATAAATTAAAAGGTTCAATAGCATATAAACAAGCAAAATTAAATAATCCTAATGTATCAGATAAAGAATTGTTAAAAATCGCACAAAATGAAAATACAAAATTAGATAATGGTCTACTAAAGGATATATCTTCTAAAAATGGTGCAGAGAGAATACAAAAAATTAAAAGTATTTCTAAATCTCAATCAAATCCATTATTTTATGATAATAATAAATTTAGAAAAATAAATAATAGTGTTTTACAGTATAAAATAGCCGAAGAATCACAAGAGCAAGCAGATAAGATAAACAAAGATTTAAAAAATGGTAAAATAAACTCATCGGTTGAACATGTTTTGGAAGCTTTACCAACAAAAGCAATGGAAGCTGTAGCTTCACCAATTTATGCGACAGGTAGTTTGATGAACTTAAAACTTCCCACTGCAACAGCAGATCAAGATTTACAAGATTGGAAAGCTATATCGAGTAAATATGACCAAACTACAGGGAATATAGAAAGTGGTTTAGTAAGAAGTGCATCAAATGTTTCTGGAACAATAGGGTATATGATACCATCTATATTAGCTTCTGCAATAGCTCCTGAAACAAATTTAGGAAGAATAACACAAGGTGCTAGTGTTGGCGGACAAAGTTATATTGAAACACTTAACGATGATGCTAGTAATAAGTTACAATCAGCATTAACAGGATTAGGTAAAGGAACGGCATCATATGCAATAGAAGGAATAGCAGGTGGAAATATATTAGGAAAAGGTTCTTTGGATGATTTAGCAGTAAAAACAATTGCTTCTAAGACGTCTAATGAAGCAAGTAAGAAAATAGCATCAATGGTATATGAAGTCGGCGGTGAAGTTTTTGAAGAAGAATTAGAAAATCAAGTGGATTATTTGGTTGATAAAATAGTTAATGATAAAGGTATATCTTTAAAAGAGTGGTTAACAGAGCAAAAAGAAACTGTAAAAAGTACAATAGCTTCCACACTAGTATTAAAGCTTTTGGGATTAGGTGGAAATACTTATAAAGATGTAAAAGAATATGAATATAATGCGGATGCAAAAAAATGGATAAATGAAGCAGAAAAAATAATAAAGAAAGAGAATTTACAATTTGATATAGATAAGCTAAAGGAGAATAATAACCAAGCACAAAATATAATAAATAATAATCAAAATTTACAACAAAATACCACGCAAAATCAATTCAATTCACAAGAACAACAAATTATACCAGTTCAAGATGAAGACACTTCAAAATCTAATATAACAGGAAGAAACGATACTAAAAATACAATAATAAAAGATTTTAATGAAAGTGCAAAACAATATAACATAGATTATAAAAATGAAGATTTAAAAGAAATAAATCAAATGTTTGAAAAAAGAGGAATTAATGCTTATTTTGATGAGAATACTTTTCAAAATAATAATGATGCTTTTTCTGTATGGAAACCAACATATGATGAGCAAGGTAATATATTAGGAAGAGAGGTTGTATTTAATCCTAAAGCACAAGATACTAACACAAGAGTTCAAGAACTTGCAATACATGAGTTAGGACATGATTTGGATTTGAATGAAGTACAAGACATGATATTGAAAGATGCTAGTAGAAAAGAAAACTGGGAGAGTGCAAGAAAATCACTAGAAAATACATATAAACATGCATATGAAAATGATAATATACAAATATCAGATGAAAATTTCAATAAAATAGTTGATGAAGAAGCAACTATGAGCATTTTACAAAGGGAACTTGGAAATCAAGAATATGTAAATAGAATTGTTAATCAAAATCAATCTGTTGCAAAGAAAATATACAACTGGGTAATTGATAAATTAAATAAATTTACTGGTGGCAAAAATGAAAAGTTATTTTGGACTGATATGAAAAATAAATTTGAAACAGCATATAATCAAGAATTTAGAAAAAATGAAGATATAACAAAATTTTCTATAGCAGGAAGAAAATCATTAGATAATATAAGAAATGACAATTATTTATACAATAGGGGAATAAATGCATACGATACGGCACAAAAATTAGCCAAACAAAATATTGATAATGAACAAATAAGGCAAAAAACAGGCTGGTTTCAAGACAAAAACGGAGATTGGAAATATGAATTTTCTGATAAAGATATGTCATTAAAAAATATAAAAATTAAAAGTGATAAGACATACAAACTAAGTGATATATTAGAACACGATACACTATTTACATTATATCCACAATTAAAAGAATTAAAAGTTCAAGTTAAAAATATGGACAAAATAGGTGGAAATTATAATAAGAATAATAAAAGTATAACATTAAGTACTAATTCTATAAAAAATAATAAAGTGACAGAGGGCACTTTGATACATGAAATACAGCATGCAATACAAGACATAGAAGGACATGAGTTAGGAACTACATCAAAATTGAGTAAAAAAAATTATTATGAAAGTTTAGGAGAAATAGAAGCAGATAATACAAGAACAAGATTTGTGAATGAAAAGTACAATAATATGGATATATCTAATGTTGCTCCTGAAAGTTCAAAGATAAATCCTAAACATAGATTATATGATCATTATATGAATAATAGAAATACTATTGACAAAATTAAGGACAGTATGTTTAAATATTTTAAAAGGTTAGGTGATAGTAATGAAGGTTATCAAGAAACTAATCAAGAAAATATACAACAAAGTAATAGACTGGTGGATGATGGAAGAAATGGACGACATGTAGAATCTGAAAATAATTCAGGTTCTTTTAATTTGCAAAAAAATAAACAAAAACAAGGAACAGGTAAGAATTTAAAAGAATATAATTTACCGACTAAAGAAGATGTAAAAACAAAATTAAACCTTCCAACAAAAGAAAATATCAATACTCAAGGAGAAAGGATAAATTGGAATGAAATAGAAAGACCAGAAGGAAAAATAAGAAAACATTATAGAAGTATAATAGAAAGTAATAATACAACTAAAGAAGCAAAAACAATAGCTAAAGAATTAATGGGAACAGATACTTATGTACCAGAAACTAATAAAGGGCAATTAGCACAAGCAGATGCTAGAATAAATAATTCTAATCCTGATATTGAGTTAAAGGCATTAACTAATAGAGTAATACAAGGAGAAAGGGTTAGTTCAACAGATATAGCAGTTGGTGAAAGGTTAATACAGTACTATTCTAAAATAGGAGATAAAACAAATTTACAAGAGGCAATTCAAACAACAGCAATGGCAGGAACATCAGCAGGACAAACAGTACAAGCATTAGCAATGTTAAATCATCAAACACCACAAGGACAAGCAACTTGGATACAAAAGTCAGTAGACAAAATGAATAATGAGTTAGCAAAGAAAAAAGGTGGCACAATAACAAAAGATAGTGAAGGAAATGTTAAAGTTATCAATAAACTTGGAAAAGATATAACAGATAAAGTTGATTTATTTAATTTAACACCTAATATGATAGAAAAGATAATTAATTCTAAAGATAAACAAACAATGTATGAAAATATAGATAGCGTTTATGAAGAATTAGGAAGTCAAGTGCCAAAATCAATTATTGAAAAAATAGATAGTTGGAGATATTTTTCTATGTTAGCAAATCCAAGAACTCATATAAGAAATATGGTTGGCAATTTTGCCATGGGTAAAATGCAAAGAGTAAAAGATAAGTTAGCAGGAGGAATTGAAGATGTTGTAGGTACATTTAATAAGGACATAGAAAGAACAAAAACTTTAAGACTAGCAGATGATAAAACTAAAAACTTTGCTAAAAATGACGTGCTAAATACTGATGTTCAATCTATGATGGAACTTAACGAGAACAAATATAATCCACAGTCAAGACTACAAAATGCAAGAAAGACATTTAAAAATGATGTATTAGAAAATATATTAGGAAAACTATTTGATTGGAATGATAAAGCACTAGAATCGGAAGATGCGTTAGGTTTAAAATCTGCATATAAGAAGGCATTAACAGACTATTTAACAGCAAATAAGATTGATACAGATAAGATAACGGACGCACAATTAAGCAAGGCTCGTACTTATGCAGTACAACAGGCAAAAGAAGCAACATTTCATCAAGCAAATTCGATTGCAACAGCAATAAATCAATTTTCAAGGAAAAATAAATTAACCAAAGGTGGAACAGATGCTGTATTACCATTTGTTAAAACTCCATTGAATGTTGCAAAGTCAGGATTAGAATATAATCCAACTGGATTATTAAAAACAATTACAGTAGATACAGTTAAATTAAGGAAGGGAGATATAACAGTTAATAAATACATAGATAATCTTTCTAAAGGATTAACTGGAACAGGGATAGCGGTATTAGGATATGCACTAGCTGATGCAGGAATATTGAAAGCATCAGGTGGTGATGATGAGAAAAAAAAAGAAAGTTATGATGAAGCATTAGGAAAACAGTCATATTCTATACAGATAAATGGAAAAACGTATTCATTAGATTGGCTTGCCCCTGCAGGAATACCATTATTTACTGGCGCTGAAGCATATTCGATAAAAAATACTAATAAAAATGAAAAAAACAGTATTAGCTCTGATGATAACAAAAAGGAAAATCAATTATTAGAGTCGTTAGAAAATTGGGCTAATGGAATGGCAAAATCTATATCTCCTATGAGTGAAATGTCTATGATTAGTGGATTAACGAGTGCTTTAAGTAGTTATAGTGATGATAAGCTTTCTGCGATAGGAACAAATGCAGTAAAATCATATGTAAATCAATTTGTTCCAACATTATTAGGACAGGTTGCTAAAACAACTGATGATTATGAAAGAAGTACAACGTCAACTAAAACTGGTTTATTGAAGAAATCAGTAGACCAAACAAAATTACAGATGATGTCAAAAATACCAGGATTAAGACAAAAATTACCAACTAAAGCAGATATATGGGGAAATGAACAAAAATCAGAACCTATAATTCCGTTAAGAGTTGTAAATAATTTTATAAATCCTGCAACTGTTAAAAATATTAATACGTCAAAAGTAGATGAAGAGTTGAACAATCTTTATAGTAAGATTGGAGAAGCAACAATATTACCATCTACAATTGATAAAAAATATACAATAAATGGACAAAATTATAGAATGACGGATGATGAATATGCTAAATATAAAAAGGATTATGGACAAACATCATATAAATTGCTTGATGGTTTAATAAACTCTAAAGATTATAATAATTTAGATGATGAGCAAAAACAGAAAGCAATAGAAACTGTATATTCTTATGCAAAAATGAAGAATAAAGTTAATTATGCAAATAATGAAAATGAAACAGTGGAAACAAAAACTATATATAATACTCTTGAAGAATTAGAACAAAAAGGTGGAGACCAAAGTGCATATTTAGGATATGTTGCTAAAACTAAAGATATAACAGGAGAAGGTGCAAATAAACAAAAAATAGGGGTATTAGCGAACTCTGATTATTCAGACAAGACCAAAGAAATAATTTATAAGAATACTGAAGGAAGTAATGACAAAAAAATAATTTTAGTTGATAAATTAAAATTACCAATAAATGAGTACTTGAACTATAAATCACAGAAATTTGAGAATGATAAAGACTCAGATGGAGAAACAATATCAGGAAGTAAAAAACAAAAAGTGTATAACTATCTAAATTCTATTTCAAATAAGGAATTATCACAAGATTATAAAAAAATTATTTGTAAAATTGAGAACATAAATGATTATGATAATGATATAGTAAATTTTATAAATAATAGTAAAAATCTAAACTATAGTGAAAGAACAGATATATTGAAGAATATAGGTTTCAAAATAGATAAAGATGGAAAAATCCAAACTAAATCAATATTGCCTATTTACAAATATGTAAAATAATTCAACTTTCGACAAAATTCGACAACAAAAGGAAAAAAATTATGTTATAATTTATTATATTTTATTTTATTTTATTTGGAAAGAGGAATATAAATATGGATAATTTTCTTAATAAGCTTCCTAATTGGTTAAGATATATAGTAGCTATTCCAATTGGAATAATAAGTTTAGTAGTATTTTATTATATAGGATATTTTTCAAATTTGTATATTGTATCTCCAGATTCTATGTATATTAAAATTTATAATTTTCTTTATAATAATGGCATTAATGTTATTATTATGATAAGTGTTATGAATTATGTATTACCTAAATATCAGTTTCAATTTACATTAACTCTTTCAATTTTATTTTGTGGTATTGCTTTCACTGGATTAGGCATGAATATACTAATGCAAAATATTACAACATTCTATATTATTGGCTTTTTATTAACAATTATATCATTTATATTTTGTTGTTATTACACTTATAAAGAATATACTATAAATAAAATAGATAAATATATAGAGTTATCTAATATAGTAATGAAAGGATTAGATATTTCAAATATTAATGAAGCAATAACAATAGTTTATAAATTTTATAAAGAACAAAATATTAATTTAGATAGTATAAAAATTGAAGATGTAAATAAATTTAAGGTATTATCTGAAATTGTAATGTTAGGAACTGAAACTAAAGACATAGATGAAACAATTAAAAATACTACTGAATTTTATACAAATAAACAAGAAAATCTAATTAACAATTAAATTAAGATATAAAGCACTTACAGAAATGTAGGTGTTTTTTATTATATAAAAACTTTTTTTAGAAATTTTAAAATACCTCTTGACATTTGTGGATACATATTATAATATATATGTGGATACAGAAAGAGAGGTGGAAAAATGAAAGGGAGACCAACAGATGACCCTAAAACGCTTAATACAAGAATAAGATTATCGCAGAATGATATAGATAAGTTAGATTATTGTTGTAATCAAACAGGAAAGAAAAAATCAGAAATAATTAGAGAGGGTATAGATAAGGTCTATACAGAAATAAAAAAATAGGATAATGTGTCCATCGCCAAATTTTCACATTATCCAACGCATAGAAATTTTAGTTCCTACAAATATATTGTATCACAGTAGGACTGGAATTTCAATACAAAATTGAAAGGAAGGTCTTTTTATTATGACAAAATTAAACATTGAATATAGAACAAAAGAACAAGAAAGAAAAAATTGTTTTAAAAATAGTACTTATTTTACTTTTATAATTAAAGATAGGACTACTGTAATAAGTATTGCACCAAATGAAACAAGAAAATTAAAAGATATTATATATGGAATTGAGGAAGAATTGCAAGATGGATACCATTTACAAAAATATGAGAAATTTGAAATAAGCAAGTTTGATAAGTATGTTATTGAATATGAAGAAAAATATGCAACAAGAATAGATGAATTAGTATATAACTTTGTAAAAAATAAATACAGAGAGCTTCAAGATGGTTTAATAACAGTACAAGAACTTATATCAAGAACAGAAAATTATATAAAGGAGAAAATTTTGTTATGAGTAATATATGGGGAATGTGTTTTTCATTTGCAATACCATTATTAATATTAATAGTATTGGTGCATATTGAAGTAGTAGAAGAAAAGAAAATAAATAAAAGTATAAAAAGGAGAATAAAGTAATATGAATAATTTAATGATATTTAAAAATGAAGAATTTGGAGAAATTAGAAGTTTAGAGATAAATAATGAACCATATTTTGTTGGAAATGAAATAGCAAACATATTAGGATATAAAAATACAAGGGATGCAATATCTAAACATGTAGAGGAAGAAGATAAAATATCTGATGTCGCATTTTACGACGGTAGCCAAAATAGAAAAATGACAGTAATAAACGAAAGCGGTTTATATAGCTTAATAATGTCAAGTAAACTACCAAATGCAAAAAAATTTAAAAGATGGGTAACAAGTGAAGTATTGCCATCAATAAGAAAAACAGGAGGATACATAGCAGGAGAAGAAAATATGAATGAAGATGAATTAATCCTAAAGGCTATGAATGTATTAAATGCAAAAGTTGAAAAACTAAGAAATGAAAATAGAAACTTACTTGCAGAGAATGATAAAAAAGACCAACTTATTGGAGAATTAAAACCAAAAGCAGATTATACAGATAGAATTTTGCAATGTGATGATTTAACTAAAGTAAATGTAATTGCATGTGATTATGGATTTACAGCACCTGAATTTAATAAGATGTTAAAGAAATTCAGCATTCAATATAAAGAAGGTACTAGTTGGCTATTATATAAGAAATATAGAGGGAAAGGATACACACAAACAAAGACATTTGAATTTACACATTCAAATGGAACTCAAGGAAGTAGAACTAGTATGATGTGGACACAAAAAGGAAGATTATTCTTATATGAGTTTCTAAAGGCAAAAGGAATACTTCCAAGAATGGAAGAAGAACAAATATCAATATATTAGCAATAGAGCATCAGTTAAACTGGTGCTTTTTATAATGGAGGGAAAAATGTTAGAAAAAATAAAAAGACAAAAAAATCTAGGTAAACAAGATAGGCAAATTCCATCTAACACACAAGAGATAATTAATTTTAATAATCTAAATAATGAAAAGATATATGATTTTTTAGATTATTTAGTAGATTATTTGAATGAGAGGAGGATTTGAAATGGATTTAGAGTTTACAAGAGGAGACACACAAGTTTTAAAATTTCAACTTAAAGATAAACTAGGAAATGCTATAAGCCCTAGTATAGATGATGTTATATATTTTACTGTAAAGCAAAATAGAAATAGTTCTAAAGTTTTAATTCAAAAGAAATATTCAGATGATATGGAATATCAAGCTGGGTATTTTATTTTTATATTAAAACCAGAAGATACATCAAGTTTAGCTTATGGTACATATCAATATGATATTGAGTTAAAGTCAGGGGATTATGTTAAAACATTAGGTTTTGGAAGTATTACACTTACTGATGAAATAACACATAGGGGGGATGAATAATGGCTGTTGAAATTAAAGATTTATTATCAAGTGAAATTGGAATCCATATTGATGATTTAGATATACCAGTTTTAAAAGGAGATAAAGGAGACAAAGGGGAAAAGGGAGATAAACCGATTGTAGGAGTTGACTATTATACTGAAATAGAAAAAAATGAGTTTAAGAATGCAATTGTAAAAGATTCCAAAGAAGATATACAAAAACATGCAGCAAATAAAATTGAGGAATACGATAATAATGCTACAGAAAGAATAAAAGAATACAATACGAATGCTTCTAATAAAATAAATGAATATGATGAAAAGGCCAATAAGTTATTAAATAAATTATTGGGTGCTGAAGCAGAAATAAAAAAAAATATAGAAAAAAAAGTTGACAAGATAGAAGGAAAGGAATTATCTTCAAATGATTTTACAGATGGTTATAAACAAAAACTAGATAACTTAGAAAATTATGACGACACACAAATAAAAAAATATATTTCAGATATAGAAGAAGAACAAATAATAAAAGATACAGAACAAGACTGTAAAATATTAGAACTACAAAATAAAAAAACAGAAATAGAAAAAGAGTTAAAAGAAGTACAAGAAGACTTTTATCAATCAAGCATAAGAGGACAAACAAGTGGAGAATACATACATGTAGAAGATAGCAGCAATTGTAGAGCAAAAATAAAAATAAGCGGAAATAGCGAACAAGAGACGAGAAGTGGAAAAAATAATCTTGAAAATTCAGACAACAATGTTAGTCAATATGGATTAACAGCAACTATACAAAATGATGGAAGTGTTAAAATTTCAGGTACGTCAACGGCCGAAACAACAAAATACTTAACTAATATAAAGAAAGTTTCAGTAGATTTAATTAAAGAAGGTAATTACACAATAAGCTTTAAAAATTCTAAAAATATGAATGATGTTTCTATTAGATTAAGAAAATATAATGGAACAGATAAAACTGAAATAAAAAATATTTATCTAAATGCTATAAACAAATCAGAAGTTTTAAACTTAAAATCTCTAATAGATACAGATACAATTGAAATTGAATTAGATGTAATTTGTTATGGAAATCGTGAATATAATTTTGTTTTATATCCACAATTAGAACTTGGTAGTGAAACAGAATATGAACAATACGGAGAAAGTCCATCACTAGACTACAGAAGTGAGATTAAATGTTGTGGGGATAATGTAAATTTGTTTGATGGACTGGTAAGTGAAAATAACAAAAGGATATCAACTGATACTGGAGGAACATATACTGCTAATGGTTTTTCAGTTTCTCAGTATATAGAAATAGAAAAAAGTAATTATATTATAAATACAAATTATCCATCATATTATGCATGTTATGATATTGATAAAAAATATATAGCTGGTGGAGAGTTTAGAAGTAATTTACCAATTAAGATTATTAATTCTAATACAAAATATATGCGATTTGATTTTAAGACAGATGAAAAAAATAGTATAAAACTAGAAAAAGGCTCAATAGCAACGCCATATAGCAAACACGGTCAAGGTTGTGTCAAAGTAACAAAATGTAATAAGAACTTGTTTAATAAAAATGACATAGTAAATAAGGCATATATAAATAGTTCAGGCGAAATAGTTAGTAATGATGGACAAAATTATACTAATTATATAAGTGTAGTTTCAAACGCAATGTATACAATACATGCAGAAAATCCGCTAGGAGCTGCAACTGCCATATGCTTTTATGATACAAACAAAAAATTTTTAAGTGGAACAGCTTATAATAATGTAAAAAGTATGAGTTTTAAAACAACAGCTACTTGTAAATTTGTACGAGTAAGTGTATCAAATATTAATTTAGAAACATTGCAAATAGAAGAAGGACCAGCAACTACATATGAAGAACATGAAGAACAATCAGACATAATGCCAACACAACAAGCATTTAAATCAATTAAAAACATAAGAGATACATTTATAAAAAAAGACGATAAATGGTATGAACGTCATAATATTAATAGAAAAAAACTAGATAGTACAGAAAATTGGATGTTAATAGATAATAATTCTAGATTTGCTATAAAAATTACAGAACAAAAAGCAAAAATTGATGTTAAAGATTCTAATAATAATTTAACAGATTGTTTAAGTAATAGATTTATGAGTAGCACACAATTAAATATAGCTAAGGTTGATAATGGAATTGCATTTAGTCAGTGGGCAGATACACAATATTTGTATTTATCAAAAATTAAAGATAGTATTGATGAACTAAAAAAATATTTAGCAGAAAACGAAACATATGTAGATTATCCGCTTGAAACACCAATCGACATTGAATGTACATCAGAACAAAGTGCAGTTTTAGAAAAACTAAACAATGCAAGAACATATAAAAATATAACAAACTTATATAGCACAAATGAAGTAAGTGCAATTCTAAGCTTAGATTATGCAAAAGATTTAGAAATATTATTAAATAATGTACAAGCTTTAGCTTTAAATAATGCAAGTGAGGGGGTATAGAAATGGTAGATTTATCAAAACTATTTAAAAATGCAGTAATGAACTTATATAAAAGTAGTGTATATACAGTAGATTATGCAATAATAGAAGCATCAAAACTAGCAGATAAAAACAAAATAAATGCAAAAGATTATGAAGAGTTGATAGCATATTTAGCAGAAGAGCAAGAAAGGTCAATGCAAGTTGAAGAGATAACGGAAGAGATTACAGATGACACTGAAGATGAAAAAGAAGAAACAGCCAAGGAGGAAGAATAATGCAAGATACAGAATTAATTGAAAAAGTAGCTCACTTAGAAGAACGAGAAAAGTCAAATACGAAGAGAATTGATGCTGTTGAAAATAAAGTAGAAAATATATACGACTTAACATTAAGTGTAAGAGAAATAGCAACAGAAATGAAAGCAATGAGAGAAGACCAAAACAAAATGAACGAACGCTTAAAAATAATAGAAGAAAAGCCAATTAAGGACTATGAAGATACAAAGAAACAAGTAAAAGGCAAAGTAATTTCTTTTGTGACTGGAATAGTATTAACAGCAATAGCTTTTGCACTAGGATTAAGTAAATTTATGTAGGAGGTGAAAACATGGAAAAATTAAAAACAATAGCAAAATACTTAACAAATATACTAGCAATAGTAAGTGCATTAGTAGCAGGAATAAATGCAGTAGATGGAATAACAATACCATATGCAATACAAATAGTACAAGTTATTGCAGTAGTACAAGGAGTTATAGGTACATATTTGCTAGGGCAAAAAGCAATAAATAAAAAGGAGGAATAGTTATGGAGGAAGAAATTGTAGAAACAATGGAACTTGCAGAAGAAGATACAAGAGGGGAGGTAAACGAATAATGAATATAGAAGATAGACTATTAACAGTAAATTCATATTCAAGAAGTGGAGAGAAACAAGGAACTATACAGAAAATTGTAGTTCACTGGGTTGGAAATGCAGGAAGTTCTGCATTGGGCAATAGAAACTATTTTGAGAGTTTAGCAACATCACATAAGACATATGCTTCATCTCATTATATAATCGGCTTAAACGGTGAAATAATAAGATGTATACCAGAAAATGAAGTTGCTTTCCATAGTGGTAGTTATTCAATGAATAGAAAATCAATAGGAATAGAAGATTGTCACCCAGATTGGGATGGAAAATTCAACGACAATACATACAACAGTTTAGTAGAATTATGTGCAGATATATGCAGAAGATATAATCTAGGCATAGATGCAATTATAAGACACTACGATGTAACGGGAAAAGAATGTCCAAGATATTATGTAAGAAATGAACAGGCTTGGATACAATTTAAAAATGATGTAGCAAATAAATTAGGACAAGCTACAACTACAGTAGTAGTATCAAAAGTTGAAGGGAGTGATGAACCAGTGAGAAGATATAAAAACGGTTCAACAAAAGAAATAATATATGCAGATACAAGTTTAACAAAAGTAATAGGAAGTTTAAGCCCATACGAAGAATGTGATTGTTTTGGAGTATTTAATGGAAGACCAATGGTAAGATATAATGTTTCTGGAACAGGTAATTACAAAATAGGTTTTGCTAAATGGCTTGGAGGAGTGAAATAATAAAAAATAGTATAATAAAAAAGGGGTTGAAAGGCCCCTTGACAATTTTAAGTAACAATTTTTTTAATAAGAGAGTTGATAATTTCTATATTTGCGTCATACTGTTTGTTAATTGAATATTGGGTTAATTTGTATTTGTTATCAAATTTTTCGAATCTTATTCGTATCCCTTGACTATCGTTCGTTGTAAATTTTTTTGAATCATGAATATCAACAAAATTTTGCCCATTTGTAATATCAGCCCTAATACTATACATATTTAATGTTTCTTTAACGATATTAAATAATTCAGTTATTAACTTCTCTTTATTATCTTCCATAGAAAAAATACCTCCTTTTTCCTAATTATAACATATCAAATATAAAAATTATGTCGAATATTATCAATAAAAATAAAATAATGTTTTATGACTAAAAATCAAGGTATATAATTACATTGATTGGAAAATAAAATGGCTTAAAATTGATTTTAAAGGCTTGATTTTTGGCTAAAAATAAGCATTTTTTACTTGAAATTACATAAAATTTATGATATAATGTTGACAGATAGAAAAAGAAATGTTACAATTCTGTAACAGAAATATTACAA